AATGGGGAGGCGGGCATGTTTTCAGCAGAAGATATAAAAATACAGTTTGATTATGACGGGCCGGAGAGGGAGGATATTCTCCGCTGCCTGAATATGCTGTATTCCACGAGGGAAGGAAGCCAGCCGCTGGACCGGAACTTTGGCCTTAATTGGGAATTTATTGATAAGCCGCTGCCGGTGGCACAGCAGGAATACAGTTTTGAGGTAATAAGGAAAACGAGGGAATACGAAACAAGGGTGAAGGTAAAGGAAGTCAGTTATGTGTTTGACGGGGAAAACGGAAAAATGAAGCCGGTAATCGTACTGGCGAAGGGAGGGGAATCAGGATGAGCCTGAAGGTGCTGGAAAATTATCCGGATATCAATTTCATAGAGGATATGACGCTGGAAGACATGAAGGAGCAGCTGATAAGGGATTTCCAGGAAAAGTATGCGGAAATAACAGGACAGGAGATTGTACTTGCAAAAGCGGATCCTGTGAGACTGGTGTTGTATGCGGCGGCATTACAGCTTTATCAGGGAATGCGGTACATAGACAACGCAGCCAAGCAGTCGTTTCTGAAGTATTCGTATGGAAATTTTTTGGAAAACCTTGGAGCGCTGAAGGGAATTACTCGGAATCCGGGAACATCCGCGAGAACGGTATTGCGTTTCACCTTATCGGAAGCGAGGGAAGGGGCTACGGTAATTCCGATGGGAACCCGTGTTTCACCGGGAGGGAACATGTTTTTTTATACGGAAGGGGAATGCGTGATTCCGGCAGGGGAGATATCGGCAGACATTCCGGCGGTATGCACGGAAGCGGGTGAAGGGGGGAACGGTTATGCTGAGGGAAGTATAAAAACGCTTGTGGATAAGATACCTTTTGTGGCAGGGGTACTGAATGTGAAAAAAACGGACGGGGGAGCAGAGATTGAAAGTGATGAAAATCTTGCGGAGAGGATTTACCTGGCACCGTCCAAGTATTCCGTGGCAGGGCCGGACGATGCCTATAAATACTGGGTAAAGACATACAATCCTTCCATTTCGGACGTAAAGGTAACATCACCCTCTCCGGGCGATGTGGACATACGGTTCGTGATCGGAGACGGGGAAATACCGGAACAGGGCATGGTGGAAGATGTGGGGGAATTTCTGATGAGGGGAGAACTCCGGCCGCTGACGGACAGGGTTACGGTAGGTATTCCGGAAATATACCGGTTTCGCGTGTCAGTAAAATACTGGATAAACGAAAGTGACAAGACAAAGGAAGCCGCCATCCGCAGGAGCGTGGAAGAGGCGGTGCAGGGTTTTTCACACTGGCAGAAAAAACAGATAGGAAGGGATATCAACCCGTCCTACTTAAGCCATCTGATGGTCCAGGCAGGGGCAAAGAGAGTGGAGATCGATGAGCCGGTATTTACGGTGGTGGGAGATACGGGACTGGCAGTCATGGAATCGCAGAACATTGTATATGGGGGGATAGAGCGTGATTGATTTTTACGACAGTCATATGACGGACATCCTTCCGGACAGCATAAAAGGAGACCCGCTGGTAAAGGCCATGAGCTACGCCATCTCCAATGCCGTAAAACGTATTGTGCAGAACGCAGGAAAAGCAGGGGTATATGCAATGATTGACTCCATGGATGAAAAAGCCCTTGACCTGCTGGCAGTGGAACTCAGGACAAAGTACTATGGAAAATGGCTGGATCCGGAAGAAAAGAAAACCATGATAAAGAAAACCCTTTTGTGGTACACCAGGGCGGGGACTCCGTTTACGGTCCGGGAACTGTCGGATTTTGTTTTCCAAAATGCGAGAGTAGAAGAGTGGTTTGAGTATGGTGCGGATGCATATCTTTTCCGTTTGATCGTGAATGTGACAGACAGGGATATCTCACTGGAAAGCTATATGGAATTCCTGCGGTCCGTGTATGGGGTGAAGAATACAAGGTCCCACCTGGAAGCGATAATATTTCAGTGCGATAAAAGGGTGGAGATAAAAACAGTGGCAGCGGGAGGGATTGGCAGCGAAATTAAAATAAAGGCAAGAGTTGCAAAAAGTGTTGAGATAATAACGGAAGACAGGCCGACAGCGGCGGTCATTTTTGAAAGCAGTGTGTATGTCGAAGCGTCCGACCTGATCGCAGGGGAAGATGTGTATATACTGACAGAAGATGGTGAGAAGAAGCGTGTACTGACAGAAAGCGGAAGTGTGGTGAGGGCCGAAGAGAACACGCAGGAATGATTCGAAGGTGAGGAGGATTGTATGGCAGGGAAGATTACAGTGCATGAAACAGAAAAAGAATATGAGTCAATAGTTACAGACGTAGGAAACGCATTGATGATGAATGCCGTAAAGAACGGAACAAAAGTCATTATTACTGATTTTGCAGTTGGTGATGGAAACGGAGAGTATTACCGGCCTGAAACAGGAATGACGGAACTGAAAAATGAATTGTGGAGAGGAAAAATCAATTCGTGCGAGATATGCAGAGATTCTCCCAACATATTGATCGTTACAGCTGTATGCCCCGGAACGGTAGGCGGATTCACAATAAGGGAAATAGCAGTGTTTGATCAGGATAATCACATGATCGCGGTAGGAAATACACCGGACACTCCCAAGGTAACAGTGATAGACGGAGTGGTGAATGAGCTACGGCTCATGATGGAAATTGCATTAATAAATGGAGATTCCGTGGAGTTACTGATAGACCCTTACATCGTCACGGCAACTAAAAAAGATGTCGAAGAGGTATGGGCAAAAATCAGGGAGAACGGGAAGGTGACGGTAGGAACCGCAGAAACACCATATGAGGCAAACGAGATACGTTTTATAGTAAGCGAACTGCCATACTAAGGAAGGAGGATTGTATGGATTCAAAACAGTTGTACTCAGCCGGGGTTCCTTTCATACCGGAGACATCAGCCGAAAAAACCAGTGTGTTGGACACACATAACCTGACAAAACAGCAGAAGACCACGGTACAGGCCCTTCTGGATGAGATAGCAGACCGGATCGTAAACCGCCTGCTGGAAAGGGGGGATATAGCGGCATGGGCGAAACAGGAGCAGAAACCGGCATATACCGCGGGGGAAGTCGGCGCGGATGCGGAGGGAAGCGCACAGCATGCCCTGACGGAAGCAAAAGAGTATTCTGATGCCGCATACCGGCAGGCCACGGGCTATACAGACCGGGCGGTTGCCGGACTGGTAAACGGAGCCCCCGAAACGATGGATACGTTGAAAGAGATAGCAGACGCAATGGAAGAGAACGGGGACGTGGTCGCGGCGCTTCAGGACTCCATCGGAAGCAGGGCGAGCGATGTGGAACTTCAGGCGCACCTGTCCAACGGGACGGTGCACGTTACTTCCAGTGAGAAAAGAAAATGGAATGACGCTGTGGCAAAAAAAGCGGATAAGTCTGAGATACCAGACGTTGGCAACGGTACGGTTGTGATAAAGCAGGCAGGCGTTCAAAAAGGTACGTTTACCATGAACCAGTCCGGAGATACCGAGATTGAGCTGACGGACAGCAACACAATTTACTCAAATTTTGTTAAATCCGGAAGTGGTGCAAAATCTGGACTGGTTCCGTCTCCCGGAACTGCCGAAGGAACGAGTAAATTTCTGAGGGAGGATGGAACCTGGAAGAAGCCGCCAAATACCACTTATGGCGTGGCAACACAGTCTGCAAACGGCCTGATGAGTGCGGCAGACAAGAAGAAGCTGGATGAGGTTGCGGAGGGGAGCAGACAGCTTAAGGAGGAACTGGATTCCGCCGGCCTGGAAGTCAGCACAGGGACAGCCGGTATTGTCAGCTATGCAAAGTGGGGGAAGATCGTAACCATATACTGCTCCAAAAATTATATATACGATGCCGTAAACCGTATGAAATGGATTAGTGTGGCCACACTGCCGGCCGGATACCGGCCAAAAACAGAAACAGCCGGTACGCTGAATGCTTTCGGGGCTGCAGGCTGGTTCCGGATCGGCACAAACGGGGTGGTCGCAATAATAAGCGAGAGTACTGCATCCGCTACCGAGCCGGTACGGTTTTCCGCAGCATTTATAGCAGCGTAATGGTCAAACTTACAAAGGGAGGTAAAAATGAAAAGAAAATTAAATGAAAAAGAACCGGACAGGGAATACGGAAGCGGGGTGGAGAAATGGATAAAAATGTAACAAGGGAAATAAGGCAGGAGCATAACGGAAGTATACATAAATTTCCTTTCGGGGTGCTGGCAGAAGATGTGGAAACGGATGCAGACCACCGTTTTATATCGGACGATGAAAAAAAGCATATAAAAGAAACTAAAGAGAAAATAGAAAAAATAGAAAGGGAATGGCAGGAAAGCCTTGAACATGACCATGACGACAGGTATTACAGAATCGGGACCATTAACGAGAATGATATCGTATTCAAGTATAACCATGCGGTACGGTGGGAAAACAGTGCATATATACAGTCAAACCGCCCGCAGGAACTGACACTGGCGCCATCGCAGGAGGATGAATACAAAATACTGTACGGTATAAGGGACGGAAGCTGGGCGTTTGCGCCAAATGCCAGCGGGATGCTGCAACTGGGGACGGCAGAGTACGGATGGGCCGGTGTTTACAGCACGGGGGGATTTAATTCGGTGTCCGACAGGAGGCTTAAAACAGATTTCAGAAAACCTGATGATTATGACATAGAGGGTTTCGTTAAGGAACTGCAGGTCCTGTTTTTCCGGTATACATATGACAGCAGCAGAACCTACTGCGGTTTAATGGCACAGGATGTGGAAGCGCTGATTAAAAAATACAGGCTGCCGGAAGATTTTGCCCTGCTTACCAAAACCCCTGTATATAACAGGAAAAAGGAAATTGTGGATTACAGTTATTCGGTGGATTATACCCAGCTGGCCGGCCTTTTAATCCATGTGTTCCAGATGCATCTGAAAAAGGATGAATGCGTTTAAATGTAAAAGTTAAAAAATAATATGAGCGGAGGTAAAAAGAATGCGGAAAATATGGGATAAGATCATAGACTGGCTGCTCGGTGGCAATCTGGACCGCCTGGTGGAAGCGATGGCAGGGGGTGATGAAGGTGAGTGCCTCTGATGTGGCAACGATTATAATTTCAAGTTTCGTGGGCGGTGCCGGGATTACCGGTATCGTTTTTTATTTCATACGCCGCCGTTTGGAAAGGATGCTGGACAGGCGCGAAGAAGAGGAAGGAAGGCGGAGGGAAAACAGGATTAAAAGGGCTTCCTATAATGACGCCCTGCAGCATGCGCAGGGGAGGCTTCTGTTCTGGCTGTACCAGGCAGTCACAAAGGGGGAGCATAACGGCGAACTGGTTCAGGCTTTCGAAAATTTCCAGGCAGCCGAACAGCGCATAAAGGACCACGACAGGAGCATCGTGGCCGAACAGGAAAGCGATTAGGTGGAACATGAAACGCGTAACATTCCGCAGGGGATTCACGGACAGGATGTACTACTACAATTTTGTGGCGGTACATGTAATTGTCGGGGCAGTAGTGCTCCTGACTGCCTTAAGCGGGATCCTCGGCATAACAGACATGAGCGCGCTTGCGGCCATACCGCCATGCGCCTATGCGGAGCTCGGCATGCATACCGGTTTCGTCGTATGGAAAGCCAAGGTGGAGAACTGCAGGAAAAACAAGGACATCGGAAGGCTTGAAAGCCTGGAAAGTGAGGAATAATTATGACAGTAACAGTTTTTTTGGTATTGCTTACGGTATTTGCAACGGTAACGGCACTGGTGACAGAGGCAGTGAAGAAATTTTTGGACGGGCTGGGTGTTAGATAC